ATTCAGCAAATACAGCTGCTAAACAATACTTTGTAGTAGGTTACAAAGGTACTTCACCATATGACGCTGGTATATTCTACTGCCCATATGTACCTCTACAAATGGTAAGAGCAGTTGGCCAAGACACTTTCCAACCAAAAATTGGATTCAAAACTAGATACGGTCTAGTAGCGAACCCATTTGCTGGTGCTGGTGCGTCTGACGCTATTACTGCTAACGGTTTAACAACTGCTAATGCAAACAGATATTACAGAAAAGTTCAAATTGCGAACTTAATGTAATACTTGTTACAAACAAATTTAAGAAGGGCGACCCTAAAAAGTCGCCCTTTTTTTTAGCATAAATATCATTATGAAAAATATACTTATTAAATATCTTTACATGTTTGTAATAACAGTTGTGTTTTTATTTGTTTTTACTTGGGCAAGTGCCTGTGTAGAAGAAGTAAATACAAACAACTTGCCTGTATGTGAGGAACTACAAGTATCTACTGAAGAAAAACCTTGTAAAAAAGATGATGTGAGTATAAGTGTAATAGGTGAAGCGTTAGAGAAACTTGGTGAGTCAGGTACACTTCCTAAATAACATATAAATATTAGTATGACTACTACAAACTCTTATAATAGACAACCTACTAAATTAGATTACGCTAGCCCTACACAGTTTAAGTTTGGTATTATTAAATTACCAAAAGTAGAATATTTTTGTACGGCTGCAAACATACCTGGTATTACACTAGGTACTGCAATAGAACCAACACCTTTTAAAGATGTACCAATGCCTGGTGATAAACTGGATTATGATACATTAAATATTTCTTTTTTAGTAGATGAAAATTTAGAAAACTATAGAGAAATACATGGATGGTTAACAGGTCTTGGATTTCCAAAAGACTATTCACAATATAGAAGTTTACAATCTGCTGGTTCTGATAGATATCCTACAACAACAAGTGAAAACTATTCAAGTGAATTAGGACAAGTTTCTAAAGGTACACCAGATGACGGTGGCTTATATTCAGATGCTACTTTATTTGTTTTAACAAGCAAAAATACTTCAAACATAGAAATACGTTTTAGAGATATATATCCAATTTCACTTTCAGGATTAGATTACAATCAACAAGCTACAGATGTGGATTACTTAACTGCTAGTGTTACATTTCAATATAAAATATATGAATTTGCTAACATAAGTGGTAGTGGTACAGTAGAAACTACTTCTTAATAGTTAACTAAATATTAAGAACAAATATAATGGAGTTATTATGACCTTTGATGAACTGCAGGAATTAGCCGAAAAAGACCTTAAACTTAATGATACTGAATTAGATTTAGAATCATTAAAAACACCACAGTTACATAACAAGTACTGTAAATTTCACAATCAATATATTAATCTATTAAAAAAGACTGAACAAGATAGAGATAGATTATTGGTAGAAAAATGGGAGTATTATACTGGTAAAGCGGATCCACAAGTATACCAAGAAAAACCTTTTAATATAAAGTTGCTTAAGCAAGATGTTGACAAGTATATTAAAGCTGATGCTGACTTAATTAAACTAGAACAAAAGGTAACTTACATACAAAGTGTGGTTGATTACTTAGATAAAACTATTCGTATCATTTCAAATCGTACATTTCAAATTAAAAATGCTATAGAGTGGAAAAAGTTTACTTCTGGTATTATCTAAAATGTTTACAATCGAATCACATAAAGTACATCCGTCGGTTATTTCCAAAAGTATTTGTAATGAAATAATTACAGTTGGTGAACAACAAGGTTTAATCAACGCAAAAATACAAGAGGGAAATCAAAACAATCGTAAATCAAATATATCTTGGATTAAAGATGAAAGTATTGAAAACATTTTATCAAGCACAATTGAAACTTGTAATAAAATTTGGAACTATAATCTTACAGAATATGAGCCATTTCAGTACACAGTTTATAAACAAAATGATTTCTACGATTGGCACATTGATACTCATAATAAACCTTATACAAATGGTTTAATTAGAAAATTAAGTTTTACTTTATTACTGAATGATAACTACGAAGGCGGTGAATTTGAAATATGTATTCCTTCTCCTAAAACAGACAAACAAAGATATATAAAAATAGATAATAAACAAATAGGAACTATGATTGTATTTCCTAGTTTTATTTGGCATAAAGTCAATCCTATTGTTAAAGGTATACGAAAATCTTTAGTAGGGTGGATTGTAGGAAAACCATTTGTTTAAACATGCAAAATATAATCGTAGATAAAATTAATGATGTTTACATTAAAATAGATGCTGATGCTTCTATTCGTAGAGAACTTTCAGATTACTTCTCTTTTGAAGTACCTGGTTATAAGTTTACACCACAGTTCCGTAATCGTGTATGGGATGGTAAAATACGATTATATTCATATGCAACAGGTCAAATGTATGTAGGATTGTATCCTTATCTAAAAGACTGGTGTAATAAGAAAAACATACACATAGTAGAATCTAGTACTATTTTAATACATAGGACACTCCCAGCCGCCGATATAGACGATATAATCAAAGAATACAGACTAACTATCAAACCAAGAGATTATCAAATAAACGCATTTAAATTTGCCTTAGAATATGAAAGAGGTCTTATATTATCACCTACAGCTTCAGGTAAGTCACTTATCATCTATATGTTAGTTAGACACTATCTTAATTCAATAAACAATAATGTTTTAATCATTGTGCCTACCACATCACTTGTTGAACAACTATACAAAGACTTTAAAGATTATGGTTACAATGTTGCAAAAAATGTAAGTAGAAAATATCACGGCTATGATATTGATGAAGATAAAAGAGTAGTCATCTCAACATGGCAATCATTATATAAAATGCCTAAAAAGTTTTTTGAAGACTATGGTGCAGTAATTGGTGATGAAGCTCATTTATTTAAGGCTGTATCATTAACAAAGATAATGACTAAACTTACAGATTGTAAATATCGAATAGGACTTACAGGTACTTTAGATGATAGTAAAACACACAAGTTAGTATTAACAGGCCTGTTTGGTATGGTCAATAAAGTTGTATCAACAAAACAACTTATAGATAAAAAACAATTAGCAAATTTAAAAGTAGTTTGTTTAAACTTAAAATATCCTGAAAGTGAATCTAAAAAGGTATATGGTGTAAAATACTTTGAAGAATTAGAATATCTTACTCAAAGTAAGGCTCGTAATAAATACATACGAAATCTAGCCTTGGCACTAAATGGCAACACTTTATGTTTGTTTCAGTTAGTAGAAAAACACGGTGAAATTTTATATAACTTAATCAAAGAAAAAGCAGATCCAAAACGAAAAATATTTTTTGTTTATGGTGGAACAGAAACAGATGATAGAGAAAAAATTAGAGCAATCACAGAAAAGTCGGATAACGCAATTATTGTCGCTTCTTTCGGGACGTTTAGCACTGGTATCAATATTCGTAATTTACACAATATTGTTTTTAGTAGCCCTAGTAAGAGCCCTATAAGAGTATTGCAAAGTATTGGTCGAGGACTAAGAGTTGGTGATAAGAAACAGTCAGCAACAGTCTATGATATATCTGATGATTTAACATATAAAGATAAGAAAAACTTTACCTTAACACACTTTCAGGAACGAGTAAACATCTATAATCGGGAGAGTTTTAACTATGAAATTCACACCGTTAATTTAGATAAATAATTATATGAAAACTTTAGACATTAAAAATGCTAAAATTATACGTCTAGTTTCTGGAGAAGAAATAGCTTGCAAACTAGATGATTCAAGTGCTGAAGAAGCCGTAAAAAAATCCCGTTTAATTAGACTAAAGGATCCTATGTTAATTAAATATGTTCCTCAGTTTACTGAAATGGGTATTACAGACTATATAGCTTTAGTACGTTGGGTAGGTTTTACTAGAGATAAAATTATAACTATTCCAATAGATAAAATTCTTACTATTTGTAATGCAACTCCAGAGTTTAATGAGAGATATACACAAATTGTAGGGAAACTAGCAAATGTCAAAGACAATCTTCCTTCCTATATAGAAAGAAATATGAATAAGGAAGAGTTGGATCAATCTAAAAGATATGATAATATAAATGAGGAGAAACTTGAAGAATTAAGCGATATGATAAACATGCCAAGCAAGAAAATACACTAGTTAGGTAGCTGGTTCTCGGTAACAACCCACATGGGTATTATAACAATGAATTTAAATTATGTCAAGCGACCATGAAAATTAGATTTTACAAAAGATTAGATGGCATGAGATGGTTAGGTTTTATACTTGCCATGATAGGTGCATATATACTTTCAAATGCAAATCCTGCTACACAATGGGTAGGATGGGCAATTGCAACAATATCTTGTAGTATATGGATATATATGGGTATAAAGGATAAAGACATACCTAGAGCATTAATGGAACTTATGTATTTACTGCTTGCATTAAGAGCCATTTATAATTGGTTAATATGACAAACCATTGACAAAAACAACTAAATGTAGTATTATATAATTATGACTAGAACAAGAAAAAAATCCGAACATTATGTAGATAACAAAAAGTTTCTACAGGCGATGATAGAATATAAGGACAAGTGTGATAAGGC